AGCGCCCCGTCTTCCAGTGTCCACGCGGTCACGGTACCAGTGGCCGCAAGCTGGAAACTGTACGCCGTACCCTCGGTTGCCGGGTCAAGCTCTGTGGTGGTGATGGCCGGAGGCTCCGGCGGTGGCGTGCCCGCGCCCGTGGCCGCATTGGCGGCGGGGCGTGCCCCGTCCCGCATTGGCGGCCGGGCGTGTTCAAGGCGTGGGCGGCGGGCCATGGTGTCCTTTATCGGGCCTTCATCGGGCGCAGCAACACGTCCACGTCCGCGGTGGCCCCTTCACCCGCAATCGTGGCGCGCACCTTCATGCCTTCCCCGATTTCCAAAGTGCGGAAACCGTTTGCGGTGAAGTCGCAATTGGTGCCACCACCCAAAACCGTGGCCCCGTCGTCGTCGCTGGCCTGAATTGACACCGTGCCGCCGTCAAAGGTGCCTTTGACAACCACGGTGTAAGTGCCGGGCCCGGCTGGAAACCACGGGGTGGTGTCGGCCGCGTTGGTCACTGCGCCAAGGTTGATCGTGTTTGTGGCCATGGTCTCCCCCTATGCCGCTTCCCGGGTGCGCTGGTGCGCAACGGGGAAGGGGCATAAAGCCCCCCAAATCAGGTGCCGCCGTTGGCCTTGGCGGCCTTGGCTTCGTCAATCTTGGCGCGAATCGTCGCCGTGGTCATGCGGTGATGCACCGCAATGCCCATGGCTTCAGCTTCCGCCACAGCGGCCTTGCGGGCTGCGGCGTCGTCTTCCTTGCCCGGTTCCTTGCCCGGTTCCTTGCCGCCGTCCGGTTCCTTGCCGCCGTCTTCCTTGCCCGGTTCCTTGCCCTTGCCGCCCTTGCCTTTGCTCTTGGCCAAGAATGCGTCCCGGTCCGACCACCGCACCAGCTTGCCGCCTTTCTTGGCAATCTGTGCCGCGTCCGCCAACAGCTTTTCGTTGGGGTTGCTGGCCTTGAACGCTTCAATCAGGCTTGGATTCACTTGTGGTGCCATGGGTTTCTACCCCTTTCGTCTTTGGGCTTCTGCCCTTGTGAAAAGGGGCCGGGACAATCCCGGCCCCCTTAGTCGTTACGGCTTTGGCGTCACCGCTTAGGCGGTGGCGCGTAGAACACGCACGGCCATTTGCGAGTTCAGAACCTGCACGCCCCACAGGGCGTCAACGGCCATGCTGACACTTGCGGTGTCGCCGTCGTAAAACTTGCGAACGCGGATGGACAGGCCGCTTTCTTCGTCGGTCGCGGTGTAGATTTCGGCACCCGCGCCGTTGCCTTCCATGCCAAGCGGGGCCATGACCAGCGCCAGCGCGTTGCGGTGGAACATCAGGTTTTCCGTGGTGCCCGCGGCCGCATCCTGAATGGCGAACCGGTTGTTGAACGTCACCACGGCGTTGTCCGCTGCAAACGCCTGCAGGGGCGGGTAGCAGGAAATCGTCACGGCGTTGGACGTTACCGCACCGGACACAGCCGTCACAACGTAGGTGGTCGGGTCACCCGCAATCGTGAAGGTATCTACGTTCACCGCCAGCGTTTCGCTGTTCGTCAGTGCGTCAATCACAATGCCGCTTGACGTGTTCACGTCATAGCCGCTGGCGTTGTTGATTGCGCCCACTTCGTCACCGGTCCCGGCGGCCGCGGCAAGTGTCGCCGTCTGCTGTGCAATCACCCGCTTGGCCAGTTGGCTGGCAAAAATGTTGATGCCAAAGCGGCGGCCCAAGCTGCCGTCCATCAGGGCGGACTGATTGCCTTGGCCCACCACCTGCGCCTGATGGAAAATCGGGTCCGCAAGGAAGGTGGCTTCCAGCCCCGGGTCAATGGCGAAGTGCAGGTCATTGGTCGGGGTGCGGTTTTCCACCAGCTTTTTGCGGCCCGGCACAATCATATCTTCGGCGGCCGTGGCGGCGGAAATATCCACGGACGGGCCGATCTTGGCACCAAGGCCGAACACGGTTGATTCGATCTTTTCGATCACGGAATCCACGGCGGGCCCGATGAATTCCTGCACCAGCTTGGGGCCGCCATAGGCAATTTCGCGGTCCGTCAGCTTGTATTTGGTTTCGTAATGCTGATCCAAGGTGATTTGGACGTTCTGGCCCTTCACGTCCTGCGCCGTGGTGCCGGTGCCCGCCACGTGTTCGGCGGCGGTGAAGGTCTTGGGGCGGCGAATGTTCACCACTTCGCCCTGTTCCCAAGAGCCTTTGCGTTCGCCTTCAATGGTGCGATTGATAAGGCGCGCAATGCCCTTCTTGGCGCGCAGCCACGCCAGCGCTTCACGGGCGTAATACTGCACGTTGTAGTTGCCAAGCGTGTTTGCCATGGCCTGTTACTCCAAAGGTCGCGGGGCTGGTGCCCCAAACTGTGTTTAGGGTTTGCCCTTGCGCCTTCTGGCGGCGGGGTGCAGGTCTTCTGACCGGCGGTCATTACAAAATAGAACACGGGCTGCGACAATTGCAAGCCCGTGTCTGTTTGCTGTGGTTGTTTGACCGGTTACTTCACCCGGGGCTTAGATGCTTTTGGCGGCGGCGTGGCATCCGCCGCCAGCGGCTTCAGTTCCCACCCCGCAAAGTACAACCGTTCGCCCGCCTTCACTTCGGGTGAAACGTCTTCCAAGAGTTCCACCGTGTAGCCGGTGCCCACGGGGCTGATGCGGACCACCCGCACCCGCTTGCCGTGCATTTTGGCCAGCCCGTGACAATTGATGGTTGCTTCGTCGCCCGCTTTGTACGTGTTGCCCATGGCACTACCCTTTCGCTGCCGCGCGTTTGTCAATGGACCGGCGCAATGCGGCTTCGCGGCGGTTCAGGGTTTTCAGTTTGTTGGCGGCCCGTTTGGCTTTGGTTTGCCATTGGGCCTTCAGTTCAAGCACCCGCGCCAGCTTTGTTTCCGGGCTGTTCTTTGCGGCCTTGCGTTCAGCTTCCCGGGCGGCCTTGGCTTTTGCATCGGCCCGGGCGTTGCGCGCGGTCGCCAGCATGGCTGCCCGGATGGCTGGCCATTCCAGCTTGAACGCCGCCAGCGTTTCCGCGGCCCAATGGTTGGCGTCATGTTCCGCACCTTGCGCGCGGCCGGTAGACCACAGGGCGTGATTGTCCACGTGGCCGTGGCGTAGTTCGTGGGCGGCAAGGAACACGAAGGCTTCCAGCGCCCCGTCCACCGGGTATTCCGGTGCCCATGCAAAGCGGCGGTCCCGTTGCAGGTGCCGGAAGGATTTAGCCCGGCGGCCAAGGCGCATAAAGCCATTGACGCGCCCGGCCCTGCCGTGAACGTCACGGGTTTCGGACGGGGCCCGCACCGTGAACACGTAGGCAGCCGCGCGTGGGTCGCGGCGGTTCAGCCTCCGCCAGATCCAGCGCACCACGGTTTCCACCCAAAGGTCCTGCCATTGGCTTTTGTTGATGATGGTTAGGGGCATGGCTACCTACCCCCTTTCGTGCGTTCCCGCCGCGCCTTGGCCTTGGCGGCCTTCTTGGCCGCCACGTCCGCCTTCACCAGCATGGACCACAGGTGGTCAACGCTCACGGAAAGGCTGGTGCGCCACTTGCCCGGGCGCACAGTCACCAGCCCCACGCCCACGTTTTCAATGCACACCACCATGGTGCCGGTCTTCCGGGCATCATGGGCGGCCGATGGCACCGCCCGGCACGTCTTGGTGAACAGCTTTTGTTTGGTTGGCATGACGGTTTCCTTTCAGGTTGCGGCCGGGTGTTCAGTCCGGCCTTCGCTGTATTGTACCTTACCTTAGTGCCCGTGCCAATACAATTCTGGCGGCGGTTTATACTGGCCCCACAACAAAGGTACGGTGCACTGATAACATGGCCGGGTGGAAAGCCGCAATGAAAGGGCAGGCGTAGCCCACCAAAGCAAACCGCCCCGGATTGTCCGGGGCGGTCATGTTTCTGGTGGTGCTACTCGCGCGGAAACTCCAACCGCTTGCCTTCCTTGCGCGCCAACGCCGCGGCCTGTTCGTATTGTTCCTGTGTGTAGCCGGGTGCAAGTCGCACCACGTCGCCGTTGCCGCCCGGGCTGTTGCCCCCGCGGCTTCCGGCACCGGAACCGCCGGGGAAGAAGTGCGGGGCTTCCGCCTTCAGGCTTTCCACCCACGTGGCCGGTGTGCGGGGCTTGCCGTCCTGTTCGTTGATCGGCACGCCGTTGCCGTCCACGCACGAAATCTTGCCATCATCGGACACAGTGAAGACATTACGCGCGCGGTTGAGCAGGTCCGCAATGGCCGTTGGGTGGACGCCAGCCTTTGCGGCGGCTTCTGTCAGTTCGCGGTCCACCGTCAGTTTGCGGACCATTTCCGCGCGCTGTTCGGCCGTCTTTTTGAAGGTTTCGGCTTCGGCCTTGGCGGCCGCCCGTTCGGCTTCAAACCGGCTGGTGGTTTCCTTCAGGCGTCGCGTGACCAGCCCGTCAATATCACCCTTGGCTACAAGCGCCTTCTCCTCGGCGTCACGCAGTTGGTCCAGCGCCTTTTTCGCCGCGTCGGGGTCGCCAAGGTGGCTATACTTGTCGCGGATGGCTTTCAGGTCCGCTTCCAGTTGCCGTTTTTCGGCAAGGATGGCGTCCCGGTTCTTCACCAGCCCGTCCGTGGCCGCCTTCACCTGCTGTTCAAGCCACGCCTTGGCTTCGGCTTTGGTCAGGTCCGGCGGCTGGAAGCCCGCGGCACCACCCGCACCACCCGCGCCGCCGTCGCCTTCCGGGGCCAGAAACATGGTGCCATGGTTGTAGTCAAAGCCCCCGTGATTCAGCGCCTTCTGGCGCACGTCCTGAATAAACATAGACCACCTTTCATAGCGGCCATTCTTGGCCGCGCCCGCGCGGGTCCGCCCGCGCTAAATCTTCTTGCCCTTTGGTGCCTTGGGCGGTTTGCCCTTGCCCGGCGGCTTCGCCGCGGGCTTGCCTTCCTGTTCGTCTTCGTCGCCGTCTTCCAAGTCACCGGCGGTGCCCATGGCGTCCTGTTGCGCGGCCATGGCTTCCTGCGCCTTGGCTTGCCGTTCGGCGGCTTCCTGTTCCACGGCGGCGGTTTCTTCGGCCAGCGTCCGATTCGGCGGCATAATATCGCCGCGCTGCAGATTCCGGTGGTACACTTCCCGGCTTAGTCCGCCCGCTTGCATGGTCTGGAAAAGGGCGGTCAACATGGCCGGGTCCATGCGGCCTTCGGCAAAGTCCGTGTCCACCGCCACGTCACCCTTGGCGCTCGCGCCCACCCACTTGGCCGCGTCATTGATGGCCAGCTTGAAGGCGTCCCGCGTACTTTGCACAACGGCTTCAATCACTGACAGTTCATCGCGGCTGTTCGTCTTCACGGCTTCCGCGGTTTCCGGTTGTGTCTGGCGGTGTACCAGCTTGGCACCAAGCGCCGCCATGTATTCTTCACAACGTGTCAGGGCGTCCAACAAAGCACCGATGCCCGCGCCGCTGAACTCCAACATGCCAATATCGGTCACTTCCGAAGGCAGGGTCCAGAACACGCCCGCGCCAATCTTGTTTGGCACTTTGTCGTCTGGAATATCGCCAATCATGTACGGGGTTGGCTGCGCCACCATGTAAAGCGTTTGGCGGTAGTCGGCTTGTAGCTGGTAGTGGTGCAGGTTGGCGTCCGCCAGATCCAGCAGCGGGGACTTGCAAAGGTCAGGTTTGTTGTCGTAAGGGCCTATGAAATAAAACGGGATGTAGTCCAGCGTCTTGCCGTTCACAACCGGGGTGTGGTCGGCGACGGATAGGGCTGCCACTTCCAAGCGGCCGCGCGTCTTCCCGGGCGTGAATTTCACAGTCCACTTCTTCACGCGGTACACCGGGGTTGCCGCGCTGGTGTCCAAAATCAGTTCAAGGAAGCGGCCTTGATCGTCGCCGTCCGTGTCGGTCTGTTCGCGCAGCATCACGCGCGTTAGCCGCCGCTGGCCCTTGATGTACCGGCGCTCCCACGCGGTGATATTTTCAGCCGCATACATGGACACAAAGGGCATGGCGTTGACCGGGGCGTCTTCGGGCAGGTCCAACAGGATGCCACACCGGCCCATATGCAGGTTTTCGCGGATGGCCACGCGAAACGCTTCCATGATCGAGTCGCCTTCCGGTGTCATGGAATCTTGCCACGCCTTCAGCGGCCCGGGCAACGTGAACACCGGGGCCACCCGAAACACTATGCCCAACAGACCGCGCACCGTGCGTTCAATGACCGGATAGAACAACGTCCGCGCCTTGTATTTGGCATAATTGGCGTCGTTCATGCCGCCGGGCTGCGGCAGATACACGGTGTTCGCGTCTTTTACACGCTCATTGCCCGCGAAAGTGTCGCGCAGCTTGGCGAATTCGGCCACCTTGTTGACGTAAGGTGAACCAAAAAAATAGCTGTAACCGTGTTCCGGCATTGGGTGCCCTTGTGGTCATACCGTAGCGCCGCGCCGTGGTGTCGGCAACCGGCTAAATCAATCCGCTGATTTCTGTCGCCCGTACCTGCCCGGAAATCGGGGCAAATGCCAGCGCCACGGCGTCCGCAAAGTCGGGGCTTTTCACGCCGCGTTTCTTCAGTTCATCTTTCGATTCAATCTGAATCTTCCCGGCCGGTGTGGTGAACCACCGTGGCGTGGAAAGCTCGCGGCACAGGGCTTCGTGGTCGGGAAGCAAAAGTAATTCGTCTTCGGGGTACTGTGCCCCGCCTTCACCGGTCACCCACAGCAGGTGCATAAATGTTTTGTAGGCGCGGTCCCGCAAGATCCACCACAGTTCCGCCTTCAGGTTCACAAACTTTTCGCGGCCGGTTTTGCCGTCCAGCCACTTGGATTCCGTGGGCGGCTGGCCTGTGTTGATGCCGCGGCTGCGCACTTTGGGAAGGCGTTTCAGTTGCGCCATCACGCCCGTGCCGATGCCGTACACGTCATAATTCAGGGCGGCCGCCCGCTGTTTGTCCATCAGCGCCGCGGCATAGTTCGCGGTGTTGATGGTGTCGGGGTCATTCCATGACACCGGCATATCCACGTGCGGGCCTTGCCGGACCACAAAAACCGACAAGTCCGCGCCGCCGCCCACGTCAAGCCCTGCCACCCGCACACCCCGGCGTTTGATACCGGACCACCCACGGCACGCGGCCACCCACGTGGCCGGTATGCAGATGTTTTCCACCGATGCTTCATAGTCCAAATCCACTTCTTGGGCCATGTTCACCGGGTCGCGTTTGGCCTTTTCTGCGTTGTACCAGTCCTGTGTCTTCGCCGGGTGGTCGCGCCAATGGAAGCTGAACACCGGGTATTTGCCGCCGTGCCGCTTCCGGGCAAACGGGTTACCCATGCCATGGGGCGTGCTGACGTAGATTTTGCAATCGCTGTTGTCGTCAAGGGCAGCGTCCACCCGTTCCGGGCGTTCGATATGCGCCGCTTCGTCAAGAATGTAAACCGACGACCGGCCGCCGCGGCCGATGTTATCGCCAGCTTCCCCGGTGATGGTGGCCCCGTTCACAGGCTGCACCAGCTTCAAGAAGTGGTCATGGTCCGCGTGCCTGAAACCCTTTGGTAAGAGTTCCGGCGGCAGGTGGCGCAACAGCAGGCGCAGCTTTTCAAAAATGCTGTCGGGGTCGCCTAGCTTGTCCACCAAGTCTTCTTTGCGGCTTCCGAATGCCACCTTCACGCCCGGGTGGAACAACCACAGCCACACCGCCACGGCACAGCAAAGCCACGTGGCACCCATATCACGCGCCTTTTCCACCACGCCGTCTTCCCGCTTGGTGTACCGTTCCACCAACCATTCCACGAATTCGCGTTGCTTAGGGAACAACACAAACGGGATTGTCTTCGCCCCGTCGCGCCGCGGGTCAAACGTGATGCACCAATGTTCTATGAATTCCACCGGGCGGGTGCGGTAGTAAATGAGTGCCGCGGCCAATACCTTGGGGTCACGGCGGATGGCACGAAGCCGTTTCAGGCGTTCGGCCCGGGCCGCTGCATAGTCCGGCGGCCACGTCATGCCGCCCCGCGCAGCGCCAGCGCCATCAGCAGACACACCAGCCGGGCGCGCTGGTGGACAATCCACAGCCATTGCCGTTCCACGATTGCAACCCCGGCCGGGCCCATGGTGACCGGCACGGCAAACTCTCGCGCCGCACCGCACCGGCCGCAAACGATACGCACCGGCACGGCCGCCGTGGTGTCAATGGCCGCGGACGCCAAGCTGGTGGCCCGGCGTTCAAGCCCGTAGCGCAGGCAATGCCAGCACCGGGCGCGTTTCAAAATCGCATCAAACGTCGCCATCACAGCCTTTCCCTATCGCGCCTTTATCGTCTGGTGCTGTGAACCGCCGCCAGTGGACCCACCGGTCGGGGCACAGGAAGCCCCACGCACGGATCTTTGGTCCAGTAATGAACACCGTCCACACTTCACCGTCACGCGGCACCAGCCGGTGGGCAAAGCGTGGCCGGTGGACCCGGAATGAACCGCGCCCGTAGACCGTCAGCCACAGGTCACCGTGGGGTTGGCTGGTTTTGTTGTTCGGCCGGGCCGTGATTTCGGCGTATGAACCGCACACCAAATAGCTTGCCCACGGCCACGGGTGGTCATGTAGCGCCCGGTCATCATCGGGCCGAAGGATGCGGTGGACGTAGATGTTGAACACCGGATTTCGTGGCAACATCCACCAGCGTTGCATATAGGGGTTTGCCCTGCCGCCAATGACGAAATCGGGCGGCCGCCTGAACGCCCGATGCACCAGCCAAACGGCCACCCGGTCCAACAGACGCTTGAGCATTGTCACCCCACCAATTCCACGCGGTTGGTGCGCAGGCTGAACCACCCGGCGGATTCAATGGCCACGCCTTCGTGGTCTACGGTACGCGCGCCAGCATCACGCACCCCCATTAGCCCCATTTCCACCACCACCCCTTCCACCACCGTGCCTTCCGGCGTGGTCACGCGCAGCCGCGTTTCGTACAGCGTCAGTGACCGTGAAAACTCGCGCGCCTGTTCGCTGGTCATACCTTGCGCGGCTGGTTTGGCAGCTTTGCTGAAAAGATCCTTCACGGTTTGCCCTTGTCCTTCATGCGTTGACGGTGCGCCTTTGTCTTTCCAGCTTTGCGCCGCACCTTGGCACGCAAAGCGGCTTCCTGCCGTGTCTTTTCCCGGTGGCAATCTTCGCAAAGCACCCGGGCATTTTTGATGGCGTCTTTCCCGCCCACCCACAGCGGCAACAGGT